AACTTGAAGAACAACTAAGAGAAATGAGTGTTAAGTTTATTTTATTAAGGTCAAGAGTTGAAGACTTATTAGCTGATTTAAAACAAGCTGAAAAGATTAGACTTAAATTAGTAAAACAATTAAGAGGTAAGTAAATGAAAACAACTAAAGAAATTAAAGACCATTTCAGTAAGGATGAAATAAAAATTCTTATTGAAATCATAAGAGGTAGACAAGACTTTGATGTTATGGAAACTTCTATCAGAGATTTTTATTCTGATGAGTATGACCCTAATGAAATCTCTGATGACTATGATAAAGAATACTTATTAGAAAAGTTAGAGTTTGATTTTGAAATGGGAGGAATAATATAATGAGTGAGTATGAATATAAATATACAGAGCAATCAGTTGATGTAAGAGAGTGGACTATAACTTCACCTAGAAAATTAACTGAGGAAGAAGTACAAGAGATAGGAATGGATTGGGGTTCATTTACTGAGGGTGAAACTTCTATTGTAGAACATGAAGACTATCCTAAATGTAAAGTTGTATTCAATGGAACTGAATATGGTGACGATACACAAATAGAAATAGAAGGAGATACAGCAGACTAATGGAAAAGAAATATAGAACTAAAGTAAAACCAGACACAAAGACAGTAGGACAATTAGCTTCCAAAAAACATTGGAGTGTAGAGGGTTTGATTAAATCATTAAACTATAAACAACAGGAGATAGAAGCATGGCTAAAGTTAAACAAGCAATCATAGATGTGGAGGAAGAAGTCATGAGTATTGTACAAGGTAGTACAACACCAAGTCTTCCAGAAGTACAAACTATTTTATTTAAAAAGTATTTTCATAAAGCAGATACTGGATACTTTCTAGATGAAACTATAGTTAAGAATGCATATAACAAAGCAGTATATGAAAAAGAAAACGATGAGGAGTATGATGAGTGTAGAAATTAGTAAAGATAATATAGATGAAATGACTGAAGGAAATTATTTTTCTGAAGATACAGCAGTTAAATATGATTTACAAAATGGTACTATTAATACTGTAGCTTTTTGTATAGATAGTCAAACAGCAAGAGATATGGCTAAAGGTTTAAACTTATATGATAATATAATAGAGGAGTTAAATCAATGAGTGTAGATGAGCAAGGAGATTTAAGAATAGATAGTTGGTTAATAAAAATATTCTTAACTAATGGAACAGAGAAAACAATAGTTGAACTACCAGATGAGATAAGTCAATCAATCGATGACTACTTAACAGAGATACAACAGGAGTTAATAACATGACAACACTAACACCTAAACATTTTGAAGTGATAGATAAGAACAAAGCTAAAGCATATGAGGATAGAAAGGAAATGAAAAAAGAATTAACAGAGTTTATAGATAAGTGTAATGCTTATGAACTACAAAAGATATACTCAGAGTTTAAAAGATTAAGGAGGGAAGTATGAGTAATTGTTATGACCATGAATTAAAAATGAATATGTTAGATACATATTATTTTAAAGATAAAAAAGAAGCTAAAGAAAATCTTAATAAAAATTTACAAGAGTTTCGTCAATGGTATGAGGATGAATGTAAAAAATATATTAATGCAATAAGAAATTTTGACCAATGGTTTACAGAATATACAGGTCAAAGTTTTGATGAGATGTTGAAGGAGGAAGAATGAAATATTGGTTGTGTGAATTTCACGAACAGAATGGTGAACATGAATATACCTACAGACATATATACAATGACCAACAATTAGATGATATTGGACATGAAGGTGATGACCATGATTACAGAATATTAAATCATTTCTTTATAGAAAATATAACTAAAGATGATGAAGATGGAGGAGGTTATTGGACTGGTGATGGATGTAGGCTAGTAAGGTTTGATGGAATGATTGAGGTTAAGAAAAAAAATTTTAAACATTATCAAATGTGTGGTGTTTATTATGTAGGAGATAACATTAGATTAACTTGGAATAAAACTAATGAATGTTATGATGAGTATAGAGAAGAAAAATATAGAGTGAAAGGAGCAAGTACAAAGGTATGACAGAGGACATGATGAAAGAAATACTTGAAGACTGGATGAGTTGGAAATATGACATTATTGAAATGAATAATTCAGAGTGGACACAAAGGGATGAGAGCAAGTTAGCAATGATAGAAGCTATACTTATGGAACAACTTAATATAATAAAAGCTAGGGATAGAAGATGAATAACTTAAATGAAGAACTAATATATGCAACAGCATTTATAGATGCTGAAGGACATATAGAATTTAAAACAAGAGATAAAAAAAATGGAAGAGGTAAGATATATCCATGTAAATCTATTAGAGTTGAAGTAACTAATACAGATTTTAAACCTGTAAAAGATATGATAGAAACATTTGGATGTGGTTTTCTTTCCTATCCTAAAAGAAGATATAAAAAAAATGGTGAGTTGGGTAAGCAACAAATAAAATGGGGAGCATCACATAAAGATTGTTATAAAGTTATTCAAATGATTTTACCTTTTTTAAAAACTCAACAGAGAATAGATGTAGCTAATCAAATAATAAATTATTATGAGCAAAAAAGTTAGAGTTAACAAAGCAATCTTTGGTAGGAAAGTATTTAACAATAGAGTTGAACTTGAATACTATAGAAAATATAAACAAATAAACTTAGCAAAGGAGTTAGTAGTGGACATACATCAAGCAGTAGGTATAGCTGAAGGTTATATACCAAGTGAAAGTGCAGAGGAAGAATTAAGAGCATGGCAAATGTTAATTGATACTGGAGTTTGTTGGAAACTTCAAGGTTGGTTTGGAAGACAAGCACATTGGTTAATAGATAATAATATATGTAAAGCAAAGGTAGTAAATTAATGCTTGACTTTTTTTCAAATTAGTGTATAAGGATAATATGTTTTTTAAAAAATTAATAGTAAAATTGCGTATGTGGTATGCTGATATAAGAGGACATCATGGTAAACGATGGAACTATGAGCCTTCAGAATGGTACATGGGTAGACATAACAAAAGGAGAAATAAGAATGGAAAATAAAAAGACAAGAAAATATATGGTAATGAGTAAGTTTACACATTCAGATAAATTTATTTTAGAAAAACAATTTGTTAATAGACATAGTGCTGACTACTTTGTTGATGCAATGATTTCAGAAAATGAATATGATGACTTAGAATATTTTTTGTTTGAACAAAGTGTTGCTTATAATAAAAAAGATAATGTAGATGATGATGGTATTCCAGTTTAGAAAGGAAATATGGGAAACAATTATAGAAGATTGGATAAAGAAATGTTAACACCAAAACAATTAAAACTTTTTAAATTTATAATTGAATATAAAAAACAAAATGAAATCATGCCTAAGTTTGATGATATGAAAGAACATATGAATGTTAAATCTAAAAATACAATTTATCATATGCTTGGGTACATAGAGTGGAAGGGATATATTAAAAGACATCCTGCACACGAAAGAGCAATAACAATTTTAAAGGAGGTAGCTTGAGTAAAAGAAAAACAATAAAAAATAAAAAAGAAAGTAGTAATTGGTTTGATAAACATATTGTTGTCATGACTTTAGACGATGATAAAAAAAAAGAAAAACAAATTAAAACTTTATTAAAAGAAAGATTAACAAAAGATTTATCTAAATCACAATACAACTTACAATAGAAAGGCAACACCCTGAACCTCTCTAAACTACTGATATTATTACATAATATTTATTTTTTAGAGAGGTTGTTAAGACAAAAGTTATAATGTATAATAGAGATACTGTCTTTAAAACAAAGACAAAATCTTTTATCCAACATAACTTACAGACAGGACATTCAATATGAGTAACAAATTCTTTTTAAAAAAAACATGGGTCAATGTAGATGTATGCGTTGAAGACTATTACAATTCAGGTACTACATTAGAACAAGTTAAAGAGAAAATAAATTGGAGTCCATATTCAAATATAATTAGTAAAGATGTGAAACATACTAGACATACAGTAGAAGAAATTGATGAAGAAACATTTAAAAATAAAATCAAGAAATCCGATAGCGAAAAATCTACTAACAAGAAAGTTTCATTCGAAGATTATAAAGAAGAATAAAAAGTCTTTGTTACAAAAGGTGTTTGATAAAATGAAATATGATATTGAACAATAACACAGCACACAATCTAAGTCAAGGCGAAGGTAGAGCAATCACATCTGAGGTATTATTATATCGGAGTGTTATTGTTAGAGCAATTATGGATGCATTGGATATTGATATTCATGCATGGGGTAATAAAAGAAAAGAAATAATACAAGAAGCTAGGGCTTGGTTTTCAAAAACAGACTCACATTTCTGTGAGATATGCGATTACGCAAATTTAGAACCTACATTTATAATCAGAAAGTTTAAACAATTACACAAAGCTAATGCAAAAAAACTATTTAAGAATAAAAACATTCATAAATTTTTAACTCATTATATTTGTAGCTTTCATCAACAGGAACAATATTAATGTCAACAGGAAAAAATACTAAGTTTGATTTAGACTTAGAGTATGGACAAATAAGAGAGAAAAGAGTAGCTGACTTACTTAAAGGAAGTAAGGTAGAAATTAAAACTGAAAGGAGTTGGTGGAGAAAGACAGGCAATATTGCTATTGAGTATGAGTATAGAAATAAACCATCTGGTATTGATAAGACAGAATCTAAATGGTGGTTTCATATACTAGAACTTAGTGGTAAAGAACATTGTATGCTAGTGTTCAGAGTATCAAGACTAAAGAAGATAGTTAAGAAATATAAAAAGACACACACTAAAAACATAGGAGATTATAGAGCATCTAAATGTGTAGTAATTCCAATAGTAGAATTATTTAATGAAGGATGTTACTCAATATAAACATGACTGAAAAAGCTTTACTAACAGAATATAAATCTACAATATCTGATTTAACAAAAGAGAAACAGGAATTAAATGAGATTATTATTCAAAAGGATAGCAAGATTAAAAAGATTCTAATACAATTAGAACAGGCTAATTCTGATATTCAATCTATGGGTTCTAAGATAGGTGAACTTCAGGAAAAGCTGAACAAGAAACAAACTATTAAATTAAACATCGATAAAAAGATAGAGGAAATGCTTGAAAAAAAAGATGAACCAAGTGTTGACAACGATGATTAAATTTGATATTAAAACAATAACAATTAACAATTATAACAAAGGAAATACATATGGCAATAATTGAAGGCACAGCTTACTGGGCTTCTCTGACACGACCAAACGAAAAGTTTGAACCTATGTGGAGAATTGATTTAGCAGTAGACGACAAGTCAGCTAATGAACTTAAAGAACAAGGTATAGCACTTGGTGAAACTACTGTAGATGAAAAGACTATTCCTAATATAGTAAGATTCAAAAGAAAAGTACAGAAAGCTAATGGTGATAAGAATACTCAACCACAATTAGTAGATGCTTCTAAGAATCCACTAGATAAAATAGTAGGTAATGGAAGTAAAGTTAAAGTAATGTACAAACCATACGAATGGAACTTCAAAGGTAAGAAGGGAATGGGTTTAGACTTACAAGCTGTACAAGTCATTGACTTAATCGAGTATACACCTAAAGAAGATTTTGATGTTGAAAATTCTTCAGGTGGTGTTGACATCAAGGATGATTTTTAGTACTATCCAACTGTTGAAATGAAATTTACTTTTCATTTTTTCTTACTCCGAGGGGGTGGCGAGAAATTGCCACTCCTTTTTTTTGGACTCAATTAAAATTAACTAAGGGCGACAATGGAAGAAATAAATAAAAAAGGTTTTGTAAAATACCACTTACCCTGTCCACTATGTTCAAGTAGTGACGCAGTATCTGTTAACGCAGACAACTCAGCTTATTGTTTTTCATGTCAAGAATTTATAAAGGAATACGATATGGAAATACAACCAACAATACCACAAACTAAAAACGAATATGAAGTAAAAGACTTCATGAAAGATTCTAACTATGCAGAAATTATAGATAGAAATATTTCTGAAGACACCTGTAAAAAGTTTGGTGTTACAGTTAAGATGGATAACATGGGTAATATCATTAGTCATTATTATCCTTATCATGATACTCAAGGTGCAAAGATTGCAACTAAGACTAGGTATACTAAGCTAAAAGAATTTAGTATACAAGGTAACACAAAAGATTCTGGCTTGTTTGGTCAACATCTTTTTTCTAAAAATAAATACTGTATTATAACTGAAGGAGAGTTGGATGCTCTATCATCTTATCAGATGATGTTAAAGGGTAACTATCATACACCAGTAGTAAGTATTAAGAATGGAATATCTTCAGCAGTAAAAGATATTAAAAATAGTTTAGAGTGGTTAGAAAATAATTTTGATAATGTTATTATAAATTTTGATAATGACCCACAAGGTAGAGAGGGTGCAATGAAAGTTGCAGAATTATTCTCTCCAGGAAAATGTAAAGTCATGCATTTACCTGAAGGATTAAAAGATGCTTCAGATTGTTTAACTCAAAACAAAATACAAATATATAATAAAACATTTTGGGATGCTAAGAAGTTTGCACCTGATGGAATTATAAATGCTAGTACATTATTAGATGATGTACTTAAACCAGTAACAAAATCATTTGTTCAATATCCTTTTGAAGGATTAAATAAAATTACATATGGTCTAAGACCTTCAGAGTTAGTTACATTTACAGCAGGGTCTGGACTAGGTAAGACACAAGTAATGAGAGAAGTAGTACATCACATTATAAAATCAACTGAAGATAATATTGGTTTGTTAATGTTAGAAGAAACACCAGTCATAACTTCAAAAGGTTTGATGAGTGTTGAAGCTAATCAAAGATTACACTTACCAGATGTTCATGTAAGTAAAGAAGAAATGACAACTTACTTTAAAGCAACAGTAGGTACTGGTAGAGTATTTATGTTTGACCATTTTGGTTCTAACTCTATTGATAATATTGTTTCAAGAGTTAGGTTCTTAGCTAAAGGTCAAGACTGTAAATACATAGTGATTGACCATATAAGTATTATTGTATCCGACCAACAACATGGTGATGAGAGAAGAGCATTGGATGAAATTATGACTAGACTTAGAACACTTGTTCAAGAGACAGGGGTATCTATGATAGTTGTATCACACCTTAGACGACCTGAAGGTAAAGGTCATGAAGAGGGAGCAGCAACTTCACTATCACAATTAAGAGGTTCGGCTAGTATAGGTCAGCTAAGTGACATGGTTATTGGGCTTGAGAGAGACGCACAGAACGATGACCCTGATATTAGGAACACCACTAGGATAAGAGTATTAAAGAATAGATTCTCTGGTATTACAGGTCCTTGTTGTGATTTAAAATATGATATAGATACTGGTAGACTTAATGAGGTAAAGTCTGATGACTTTTAATAAAGTTGTATTTGATATAGAAACAACCATGACTGCTGATAAGATATGGTGTATTGTTTGTAAACATGGCGATACTTATTATCAATTTAAAGAGGATAGGTTACATAGGTTTGCTGAATTAATAAAGCAAACTGAAGAAGTTATAGGTCATAATATAATTGGATTTGATATACCAGTAGTCAATACTATTTTTGGTTATGATGTATTTGCT